CCCGCCTCCAGGGGGAGAGCATCCGCGTAGCGCAGGAATCGGCCCGCCCACAGCGCGCACTGGTGGTCGCTGCTCTGGGTGGCTGCGCGCACGATTCGGAGGAGTTTGTGGCTCATGAGCGAACCGTAGCAGGGCTCATTGCGAACCGGTTCGCTTTGAATTAAGGTTCCGGCATGAGTGAACTGCCTGAGAAGATCCGCTGCCTGTTCGACTGGTGCCTCGTGCGCGTTCTCCCCGTTGAGGGCCAGACCGCCGGCGGCATCTTCCTCCCTGACCAGCGCAAGCGCGACGTGCTCAAGCGCGTCACCGTTCTGAGCGTCGGCGAGGGCCCGTACCTCATCAACGGCGAGAAGGTGGACCCTCCGCTGCGCGAGGGCGAGGTCGTGCTCATCCACAAGGCCGCCGGCCACAAGGTCTACGAGGACCAAGAGGACTTGCTGTTCATCAAGGCCGGCGACTCGCGAGCTGTGGTCGGATGAGCGACCATCCGGACTGGCTCGTTGCGCTGCTGCCGCTCGCGGAGCGGTACGTCGTCGCCTTTGAGGTGCTGGCGGAGGCTCATCGCGCTGCCAACGAGGCGAGCGCGGCTGACCGGTTCCTTGAGATCAAGAGCATGTTCAACGCCGGCGACCTGACCGAGGAGGAGTTCAACAACCTCACGGCGTCCCAGGTCGTCATCCACCCGTTCCCACCGCTCCCTGATGGCTCGTAAGAAGCTCGACGGCGAGACGGTGCATCTGTCGGTGCGCGTCAAGAAGGCGACCGTCGAGCGTATCGAGGAGGTGGATGTGCCTGTGGACGAGCGCCTCTCCAGGGAGCCGTCCCTGGGCGACAAGGTGCGGCACGTCCTCAAGAAGGGGTTGAAGCGATGAGGATCAACACCGACTTCGGCCTGGCGACCGACCCCCTCGAGTTCACCATCCCGCCCGAGGCGTTCCTCGCCCTGGAGGACGCCATCCACCCGGCTCAACGCTTCCAGTCCAAGTCGCACCATGACGCCGGGACGCAGACCATCGTGCTCGTGACCCCTGACTCCACGCGGCGCAGGGTCGTCGTCTGCATGGGAGAGGAGTCATGAGCGCAGCCAACCGAGGGGCCGTCCGCAACGAGCGCGACTTCTACGAGACCCCCCAGTGGGCCGTCGGCGTCGTCCTCGACCGGGTGCCCCTGCCGTTGAACGTCATCGACGCCGGCTGTGGTAGTTGGGCTATTGGGCGGGAGCTCGTCGCGCGGGGGCATTCAGTGGTCGGCTACGATCTGGAAGCCCCCCCGTCCCCCAAGGGCGCCCTCCTCATCACCGACGACTTCCTGACCCGCGACATCGCTGCGCCGGGAGCGGCGGTGGTGATGAACCCTCCGTTCAAGCTCGCGAAGGAGTTCATCCGCAAGGCGAACTCCATCACCAGTGGGGGCACCGTCTGCGCGCTCCTGCGCCTCGCCTTCCTCGGCTCGTCCACGAAGCGCATCGACCTCGTTGGTCCCGGCTCCACGCTGCGTCGTGTGATCGTCATGGCCCGCCGCCCCTCGTTCTCTGGCGACGGCAAGACCGACGCGACCGACTACGCCTGGTTTGTTTGGGGTCCTGGCGAGGGTCCGGCTGAGATCGAAGTGGTGCCGCGATGAAGGCGCTGGTCACCGGAGCAGGAGGCTTCATCGCCTCTCACCTCGTGGAGCACCTCCTTGGGGAGGGCTACGACGTGCGCGCGCTCGCCCACTACCGAGGCGACGGCAGCATCGGACACCTCGACTCCGACTGTGAGGTGGTGCGCGGCGACATCCGCGACGGCGACCGCCTCAAGCGCATGACGCACGACGTGGACGTCATCTTCAACCTCGCCGCCCTCATCAGCATCCCGCACTCGTACGCGAGCCCGAGCGACGACACGAGCCCCGCGAGCGCGGCCGGACAGGAGTACGTCCGCAACGTCCATTCCTGCCGGGTCGTCGGATGAACCCGCAGCACACCGAGATCATGGACGCCCTCAACACCCTGATCGAGGAGATCCTGGCGGACGACAAGCCGCACAAGTCGAAGCGCGCCGGAGCTGTCGAGATCGCCAAGGTGCGAGTCGCCGCGATCACGCTCCCGCCGGAGAAGATCGAGCCCTTCGAGATCAAGCTCCGCGCCGACCGCCCAGGCGGACCGGGGGCCGCATGACCTACGAGAGCATCGTCTTCGGGAACGACGCGGCCTGGGGCGGCTGGGGCCAGTGCCTCGCGAACGCGAGCGTGGTTGTTGGCAACAGCAGCAGCATCCTGCTAGAGGCGGGCCTCTTCGGGACTCCCGCCGTTCTTGTCGGAGCGCGCCAGGAGGGGCGGGAGGTGCCGAGGAACGTCATCGAGGTGCCCGCCGACGTGCGCTCCATCCGCGAGGCTGTCGAGTCTCAGTTGGTCGTGGGCCGCTACAGGCCCGACTACACCTACGGGTTCGGCGACGGAGCGGACAGGATTGCCTCCATCATCAAGGAGTGGCTCGATGCGAAGTAGCGTGCTGCTGCTGACGCTGCTCCTGGCGGCATGCTCACCCTGCGCCGACCTCGCCTCCAAGGGCGAGGAGTGCGGCGATGACGCAGGGCTCTCAGTTGCTACTTGCGAAACCGCGAGGCGACGGGCCTCACTTCCGGACTCGGGACTGACACTGGAGCAGGCGGACTGCCTCTTGGCTTGCGGTGCCGAGGGTTCGTGTGATGAGTACTTCGACAGGATGTACGTCTCGTGCGTCTGCGAGGAGAGGTGCGGTGTGACATGCCTGTAACGATTGTCGCTGAGGGCGGCTGCGAACACGCGGGCTCTCTGGACGAGGGTAAGCGCATCATCGACTTGGCGCTCGAGGCCGGTGCGGACTTCGTGAAGTTCCAGCTCTACGACGTGACCGAGCTCGTGTCGAAGCGCGCGGACCCGGCGCAGTGGGAGAAGCTCGCTGCCCTCGAGATGACCCCGCACGAGGCGTCGCTGCTGGTGGCGCACGCTCCCGGCAAGGTGGCGTTCTCGGTCTTCGACCACCGCTCGCTTGCGGTCGTCAACGAACTCGACGTGCCGTTCATCAAGCTCGGCTCCGGGGAACTCAGCGATTTCCCGCTCGTCCGCGCTGTGGCGGCACTCAGGAAGCCGACCGTCCTGAGCACCGGCATGCACGACGACCAAACTGTCTGGCGTGCGGAGGCGACGATCGCAGCCGAGGATGGCTGGCTCGACTACCACAAGCACCTGACGCTCATGCACTGCGTGTCGGCGTACCCGGCCTCTGGCCCGCTCGACATGGGGCGCATGATTCGCCTGGATGCCGGCTTCAAGGTCGGCTACTCCGACCACACGACGACGCCGATGGCGGCCCAGATGGCGGTGGCGCTCGGCGCGAGCATGATCGAAGCGCACGTCACCACGGGCAAGGGGCCGGACGCGGAGATGGCTTGGAGGCTGGACGTCGCAGACTCTGGCTGGCCCAGCGTCGAGGACCACACGCAGACCCGGTTCGGCGGCTACGTCCGCTGCGTCCGCGCTGCCGAGGAGGCGATGCAGCCGCCGGGAGCGGTGGGTGTGCCCGAGTGGGGCGGCGACCCGCTCAACGTCAAGGAGTTCGACACGGCCCGCTCCTCCCGTAAGTCCCTCGCCGCCGCCCGCGCCGTGCTGCGTGGCGACGTATGGACCGAGGACAGTCTGACTTGCATGCGTCCAGGGACCGGCATCCCGGCGGGCCGCTGGGACGAGTTCATCGGCAAGCGCGCCGAGCGCGACTACGACGCGGGGGAGTTGCTGCGATGATAGTCATCGGCAGAGGCGGACATGCTCGCGCTCTCGGACTCGACACGTCGGAAGCCATCAACTCGGACGAGTGGCCCGCCTTCTTCGCGGACTGGCGGCTCAACACGGATGACGACTTCCTCAACAGTGCCTGCGAGGTCGTCGTCGCCATCGGAGACAACACCGCTCGTAAGAGGGTGGTTGAGATGGTCGAGACGGACGGGGCGAAGGTGGTGGGCAAGCACAACGCTGCGCTGTCGGGGTATCCGCCGGCGGGCCTGCAGCAACAGCCGGGGTCGATGGTCCTGTTGTCCAGCCAGGTCGGCGCGCACGTCATCTTGAACACGGGCTGCATCGTCGAGCACGACTGCCGAGTGGGCGACTTCGTCCACATCGGCCCCGGTGCGGTGCTCTGCGGCACGGTGACCGTGGGCGAGGGCTCATTCGTGGGCGCGAACGTCACGGTGCTTCCTGGCCGGGTGATCGGGAAGTGGGCGACGGTCGGAGCTGGCGCGGTCGTCACGAAGGACGTGCCTGACGGGGAGACGTGGGTGGGCAACCCTGCTCGCCCGATGAGGTCGGGGGCGGACCCGCGAGCCCTGGCTAACCACCTCTCATCCAGCGGACACACTCAGTCGTCCCTGGCTCGCGAACTTGGTGTCAGCAAGTCGATGTTCTCCCGATGGGCTACCGGTGCCTATAACCCATCCTTGAAGTACGCCACCGCGATCGAGAGGCTCATCAACCTGCCCGCCGACTGGTGGGTTGACAGAGGCGGTGACCATGTCGCACGCTAGCCCCCGAGCGGAGTCCAGACATACTTCCACCCGGGCCGCTTCGGCGTGTCGAGTTCCGTTGCCGGGTGGTGGGCAGGCGTCGATTCAGTCGAGGCCGGGAGCGACTTCGATCCTCGCGCAAGCGGGAAGCCTCGGAGAGCTCTCGGACCCTCGATCTCGGCTGTCACGGGGGCGGGCAATCAATATGACCCCGTTCGGACGCTGCGCGATCCCCGGCGCAGGTTCCCGTGACAGTACCTCCACCGTGAAGGCGGTCAGCGGAGGACCGGTACGGACGCCCGACTCCCGGTGGCGGCCCACAAGGACCGTTAGGAGGGGGTGCGCCACAGGTAAGTCAGGGCGGACCCGCTCGTCATGACCAACAACAACGGAGACGACAAGATGAGTACGGAGCGTGTTTTCAAGCAGCCCATCAAGCGAGTCCTCCTCGCCGCCATCTCAGCCCCTGGGCACATCACGGAGGCTGCCCCCGTTGGTGGGCACGTCACCTACCTGGGGGAGTCATTCGTCGTCTGCAAGGGTTGGTTTCGGCGTTGGCTGGAGCCCACCGGCCAGGTCGCCTGTCCTGTCTGCGACAAGCCGGCGGGCATTGCTTCTGACGTGGACTGGGGCGCACCGGACCTGGTGACCGGCGAGAAGCTAGCCCCCGGCGTCTTCCTAGCTACCTGCTGCACGTCGTTCATCCGGCCGACCAAGTCGGGCTGGCGGGTCGCGAGTTCGACTGACCTGTGATCGGAAACGAACGAGTCCTCGCCCTCATCCCCTCGCGAGAAGGCAGCAAGCGCCTCCCGATGAAGGCGCTCCGCACCCTCGGAGGCAAGCCCCTCATCCTCTGGAGCGTCGAGTTCGCCCAGGACTGTGGGCTCGCCTCCGCCGTCGCTGTCTCCACGGACTGCGCCGCCACCGCCATCGTCTCCTCGACCTTCGGGGCTCGCGTCATCCCGCGACCAGCGCCCCTGGCCGGCGACCTCGTGCCGATGCGTCCAGTGGTCGCCCACGCGCGTACGTTCTTCCCTGACTGCCCGTGGATGCTCCTTCTGCAGCCGACCTCGCCCTTCCGCAAGCGAGGCGCGTTGATCACCCTCGCCTCCCTGTTGGAGTCGTCCGGACGCAAGCGCGCCTGGAGCACCGGCGCGGACGGGCGCCCTGACGGCGGCTTCTACCTGCAGCACATCGACGCCTCGCACCTCCCTCTCGCGGACAGCGCCGGCGGGGATGACGCGATCACCATCACCGTGGGACATCTGGACATCGACACTCAGGCAGACTTCGACCGCGCCAAGGAGACGCTGTGAAGATCGGATCGAAGATGGACACCTCGGGCTTCCGTGACGAGATTCAGTTCTACGGAGGCGACCGCGTCCTCGGCCTGCGCGAGATCTGCGTCTTCGGGCTGGGCGACGGCTCTTCGCTACAGGCGCTGCTCGACTACGAGACGGAGGCTGGGCCCATCGCGGAGCACATCAGGATCGTCCAGGTGCTCGAGCCCGACGACGACGCCATCAAGGAGTGGCTCCCCACGGTGGAGGGGAAGTACGGGTTCCCCATCCAGATTCACACCGGACCCGACGCCTTCCGCCTACGCTGTGGCCGGCGTCGAAGGGGACGCCTCCGAAGCCTTCGACGAGGCGCAGGAGTACTCGCAGTGGGTGGACGCGCACTGTACTCGCGCACTGCACGCGGTCCTGACGGCGCCGGGGATGAGCGGCGAAGAGCGCCTGCAGCAGAGTTGCTGGACGCTGTTGCGCGCCGCTCAGACGCTGGAGACGCTCCTGCGTGAGGTCTAGTACTTCTTTTTCTTCTGCTGCCGCTTGTCAACCTTGGTGTCCTCGCGGTGCGACCGGACCTCGCTGTCCATGCTGAACGCAGCCTCCTGCTTGCGGTTGCTCACCCTGGCCCTGCGGAGGGAGTTGTTGGCGTGCTGCGTAGAGCCCCCAGAGGAGTGCTGCGTCGAGCGACGCCCGTTCTCGCTGAAGTCCTTGCCGTTGTACTTGGGCATTCTGTCTCTCCTTGCCTGATTGCTCTTGACTGTGCCAGATTCTCCAACACTTGAAGGAGTGTACTCATGCTGGACCTCTCTCTGTCGGTGAAAGAACTGAAGAAGCTCATTCCCGAGTCCCCCCTCGAGGTGCTGCTGATGGCGGTCGCCGCCGAGGAGTTGTGCGAGACCCCGCGCCGCTCGCTGCTCAAGCGCCTGCGCCGGGAGATCGACTCCCGCGAGCCCGCCCAGAGCGAGGTGATCGAACTGGAGGAGGAGCGCGCCCGCGAGGACGACGGCACCTTCCAGGCCGACGACCCGAGCACTCCCTACGTCGATGAGGCGTGGGAGCCGCCCAAGACCACCGAACGCGCTCCTCGCCGCATGTGCGGAGCACCCAACACGACCCACCGGAGGGGCCCCAAGTAGATGAGCTACACCGACGCAGACAGCAAGAGCAAGTTGACCAACCGCAAGAGCAAGCCGCTCAAGCGCGAGGAGATCGACCGTATCCTCGGCAATGGCGAGGTCTTCCGCCGCTTCGACCGCTACAGCACTACCGGGCGCACTGCGAAGGAGGGTCCGATGAGCGACACCGCCGCGCTCGAGGAAGCCATCGAGGACGTCTTTGGTGGCGGGCGCACGCGGGGCTACCGACGCTTCGCCGCTCACGCGACCGAGCAGAACATCCTCCGCATGAAGTCGCTCCGCAAGGGCAAGGCCGCCCCCAACGACGTCTACCTCGGTGACGAGGTCAACGTGCGCCAGCGCGTGCGGAAGATCGACGACTCCGCGCAGCTCGCGCAGATGCTCGTCGCGGAGTACCAGGGGCGCAACGACAGCGGCGCTCCGCGTCCGGAGGTGCTCGGCATCATCCAGGCGCGCATGTCCGAGGTCGACCGCCCGGTGACCGAGGAGGGTGTCGCCAGCGCCGACGAGCTCAAGGCCGCTCTGGCGGACGACTGATGGGCGCGGTGTCTGACGGTGGCAAGGAGCACCAGCGTCAACAGGTGATGCTGACGCTGCTCGCGTCGAGCCCCGGCTTCATCGAGCGGTACATGGGCAACCGCCTCCTGGGCTCGACGCCCGAGGCAGCGGCGCTCGGGGCCCTCTTGAGCGGGGGGCTTGCCGCCGAGCACGTCCTCCAGTTGCAGGGCGACAAGCACGACCTCGACACCGCTCGCGCCCAACGTGGGGTCAAGGCTGTCGCGAAAGCCCTCGCCCGGATGGTTGAGGCGAACCTCGACCGCACCCTCGGGACCATGCCCACGGTTCAGTAGATGGCGACGATCAAGGCGATGACTGCGGAGAGGTCCCAGCGCATCGCTTGGTGGCTCACGACCCGCGACGAGTACGAGGACTTTGAGGTCTTCGCGGAGAGGTACATCAAGGTGCTCAACCGCCCTGAGACGAGCGGTCATGGTCGCATCGGTTCCTTCGTCCCCTTCAAGATGAACGCGGTGCAGCGCGACCTGTATCTCCGCCTGGAGCAGGCGAAACGCGAGGGGCGACCCGCTCGCTTCGTGGTCCTGAAGGCTCGCCGCATGGGCATCTCTACGATGATCCAGGCGTACCAAATGCACCAGTGCCTGACACGCCGCAACCGCAAGGCGTTCGTGGTGGCTCTGGACCGCACGACGACGACGAACATCGCCGCGATGGCGAAGGCGATGCACGCCAACCTCCCCTCGCTGCCGGTCCCGATGAAGGAGGCTGCGTGGCGCGCGGCGACGAAGGGTGACCCGCACTGCGACCTCCGTCCGCAGCACCGGCGCAGCAACGACAACGAGCTCTGGTTCACGCACCCGTCGGACGAGACGAAGGGCTTGAACTCGCGCTTCCAGGTGGTGCTCGCAGACTCGGTGGATTCGACGCGCGGCTTTGAGTGCCACCTAGCGCACCTGAGCGAGATCGCCTTCTATGCGGACGCCGCCGCGTTCATGCTCCCGATGATGCAGACGGTGTCGGACGATCCCGACACGATGGTCATCCTAGAGAGCACGGCGAACGGCGCCGGCGGGTTCTTCTACGACACCTTCTGGCGGCACTGGAAGGGCCCCGGCGGTCCCGAGATGGACGGCAAGGGTCAGGAGATCGAAGGCGACTGGGAGTCGATCTTCTACCCGTGGCACGCCATGCCGGACTACCGGCGCTCGCTGCCCGAGGGCCTGACCACCGACGAACTCCTCAAGGCGATCCCCACTGAACTCTTCGACATGGTCGATGAGTACGAACTGGACCCGGAACAGACCTACTGGGCGTACCGGTGCTGGGCCGACAAGTGCCAGGCCGACTGGGACCTCTTCCGTCAGGAGTACCCAGGCAAGCCCGAGGAGGCGTTCGCTCACGCAGCCCGCCGCGTGTTCGCCGAGAAGGATCTGGCGATCATCGAGAAGTTCACGGAGAGGTCGAAGCCCATCCTCGTGGGCGACATCATCGACCGCAACGACGACATGGACGACCGTACGCGCATCGCCACCTACTCGGACATGAAGCCCGAGATGGTGGGCGCCGGGAAGGATGGTCCGTTGTGGTTGTGGGAGAACCCGCGCGAGGGGGGTCGATACGTCATCTTCTGCGACCCGTCGAGCGGGAGTCAGACCGGGGACGACACAGCGATTCAGGTCATCGACCAGGAGACGCGCCGCCAGGTGGCTGAGTTCCTGCGCCCCATTAGCCCCATCGAGGCGGCGAGGAAGCTCTGCTTGCTGGGGCTGTACTACAACGATGCTCTGGTGGCGTGGGAGATCAACGGTGTCGGGCATGCGGTGAGCCATGCGCTCATGGCGTCTGGCTACTGGAACCTGTTCGTGCGCGAGCAGGTTGAGAGCATCGGCGACCAGAGCCGGTTCGGGTGGGCGACGAACATCAGCACCAAGCCGATGATGATCGCAGTGGGCGAGGACATCGTTCAGCGCCGCCTGCCGATCATCCGCTCAAGCCGTCTGATTCGACAGATGCGGATGTTTCTGGAGTTCGCGAAGAACGCCACGAGCACCGGCGGCATCATCGCTGGCGACGAGAACTACCGTCGCGTGCGGTGCGGGTCGCCGCCTGGGGAGCACGACGATGCTGTGATGTCGTGGCTCGGCGCGCAGATCGTCTGCGACATGGAGTCGGGGCGGAATGCGTGGGAGGCATCTTCAGGGGACGAACCTGAGCCGCTCCGTGTACCCTCGGGGCACATCGGATCGAACAAGACCATCCACTGGGACGAGGTGGAGGTACACACTGGGCGGGCCGACTCGGTAGTCGATGATGGGCCCATCGGGTCTGGTTGGATCTGAGGAGCAAGATGAAGTTCGACCCCCACCAGTTGCCCCTGAAGGACGAGGACGCGCGCAAGCTTCTCGACCTGGTGATCGACGACGCAGCCACCCTCTCGGGCATGTTCAAGGACTGGGACAAGCTCATCAAGGCGTACAAGCTCGGGCCCTCCAAGGGAGCCGCCGAGGGCAGCCAGGGGATCGCCCTCATCTCCAGCGTCATCCAGTCCTTGAAGCCCTACCTCTTCAACAGCGACCCCGCCGTGTACGCGAAGGCGAAGCGCCTAACGAAGGACGGCGACGAGGACAAGCGGGCGAAGATCACTGAGGCGGCGCTGACGTACCAGTGGGACGAAGCTGGGATGCGCGACGAGGTGGACAAGCTTCTGGACGACGTCCTCATCTTCGGCGCCGCCTTCGCGCGCGTGGGTTACGAGCCCAGTGGCGAGTTCGTGCCTATCGAGGACTACGACCGCGACACGGACATCGACGACTGGGTCGATGACCCTGACGTGCAGACTCTGCGCGACCGCCTTGAGGAGCTCGGCCTGCAGCCGGACACGCCGATGGCTTGCGTGACCTTGAAGCGGTGGAGCCCGTACAACGTGGCGTTCCCGGCTGGGTACGATGAGATCGGCAAGATGCCTCGGTTTGAGTTCCGGCACCTCCTGCCCATCGACATGGTCAAAGGCTCGGACAAGTTCAGGAACACCTCGCACCTCGAGGCCAACAAGGTCATCGCCAACGACGGCAAGGGCAGGGCCGGCTCCCAGTACCAGGCGGGACGTGGTGGCAAGCCGGGTCATATCGAGGTGTGGGAGGTCTGGCACGTCGAGTACCGCAAGCGTCTGGTACTGCGCGACGGGCGCAAAGTCCGGCGCATGGTCCGCGAGATGCACGTCACCTGGCTGTGCGACCAGGCGAACAAGGAGAAGGGCTCGACCTGTACGGTCCTGAAGAACCACATCACCGCACTGGACATGGAGGGCTACCCGGTGGTGGACCTCCGCTTCGCTCGCTGCCCAGACGCCTTCTTCGGCCTGTCGTTGGCGGCTCAGGTCATGCCCATCGCGGAGTGGGTCCAAGAGCTCGTCGTCAACGGCGTCGCTGGCCTGAAGGCTGCGATGAACCTGAAGACGCTCTATAACCCCGACAAGCTCGGGGAGAACGGGAAGGCGCTGCTCGCGGCCCCCTACCCGTCGATGGTCCCTATCAAGGACAAGCTCGGGGTCGGCAACGCTGTCGCCAACCTGGTGATGCCGGCGTTCCCCCAGGAGTTCCAGGGCACCCTGGGCCTGCTCAACGCGCTCATCTCGCGCGTCTCTGGCAGCGATGAGGTGGTGCAGGGCGGTCGCTCAAGCGCGGGCTCCGCGACCGAGGTGGCGTTCCGCGCGTCGGTGCTGCAAGGGCGCAGCCAGTACAACCTGAAGACGTTTGAGGGCTTCCTTCAGCGCGCGTTGCGGAAGGTACTGCAGATCATGCAGCAGTACTTCGAGTCCGAGCGTTGGGTCCGCATCACCGGCGACGAGACGCCTGTCGCCTTCACCCGCTCTGACATCCGAGGCGAGTTCGACGTCGGCGTCCACGCTGGCAGCACGCGCCCGCGCACACCGCAGGACGAGCGCCAGGCAGTCATCGGCTTCTTGGAGTACCTCGGCACTGCCGCGAACGCGATGCAGATGGCTGGCGTGCCGCCCGAGGTTATGGCTTCAGTGTTCGGTAAGGTCGCTGACATCTGGGACCAGAACCTGCCCGCCCTCGTGGACTCATTCGCCTCGATGGCGAGCGGAGCTGTGGCGAGCGCCGCTCCTCCTGGGATGGCGGGTCCACCTCCTGGCGATGTCGCCTCTGGATCAGCGGTTGGTCCCGGTGGCGAGTCGCTGAACGTCCCCGCCGCCGGCCGCCTGCAGGCTGTCGCTCGGGAGGGCGGTCTTCCCCCAGGGGCTGTGTAGGTGGCGAAGCCGCACATCGAGATTGGTGAGCTCCGCAAGTCTGGCCCCGTCGAGGTCGTGGCTGGGCGACTCTCCCAGTTGTGGCAGACACTGACCGGGGACGGGGTGAACATCAAGTCCACGGACTCGTCCCTTCCGTCGGGCGCGCTTCAGGTCTGGAAGTTCGGCCACAACGCGGCGGTGGGCACCTCCTACGAGACGATTTGGATCGTCGGCGGTCTCTACCCCTGGGGGTCGTGGAAGGCGTGGGATGACGCAACCGGCTCGGTCGTGACACTCAAGTCTACCGACGCTGCGGACACCTCCGTCGAGGTCGCGTGGGAGGGGCTCGGCGCCGACGGTGAGCTTGTCTCGGGAACGACGACGACGGACGCTGTGGACGGGACCACGGGCGTAGC